AAGCTCAACCAACTACGGACAATCGACCTGCCTAACTGGTCACAAACATCATTTAACAAATCATACAAAGACAATGGAATTGATAATTGAAGGCGTAGTACGCCGGGTTTTACAGCCGCAAGAGTTTGCCAGCGGCTTCCGCAAGTGCGAGGTGCACATTGAAGTGAAAGATGGCGAATACAGCGACGTGATGCCTGTGGAGTTTCTTAAGGACATGGCCGACGAAGCTGGCACCTTGACCATAGGCCAACAGGTAAGAATGCGCTGCAACGTGCGAGGCCGTGAATGGGATGGCGGGCAAAAAGGCTGGCGTGCCTTCATGAGCTTGGCGGTGTGGAAGTACGAGATAATGGAACCCAAGAGCATACGCGAAACCGTCATTGAGGAAAGCAAGAAGAACGCGCCACAGGTGGACGATATGCCGTGGTAATGTATAAGGTGAAGCTACGACAGCAACGCACTAGCATACGCTTTGAACGCGCCGACAGCATGCTGCGATACATCCAGCGCCTAAACGATCAAGGCGTAAAGTTTGAACTACAATTTGAAAGCAATGGAGATGAACCTGAAAATGTACCTGCAACACCACTACGGTAGCCTGACGGCCTGCGCTGAGGCTATCGAGGTGAGCAGGGGGACCTTACACAACTACGTGACCAAGGACCCCGAGGGTGTGCTGCGACACACCAGCCGCCTGATGCAAAAGGACGGCGTAGAGCCGCACCAGTTAATCAAGGCAGTGTTAAACACGCAAAGTCAGATTGATGCTTGACGTGCGCCTGAATGATTCACAAATGCGGCAAGCATACAACAATGAGAAAAACCTTCCAAGTCAAATGAAGTACAGCGTTTCGGGCGACCTGTGGGAAAACCGATTAGCTGGCTGCATTGGCGAACTAGCGTGCGCGCTACATCTTGACACCGAGTTGCAACATGACTTTGAATATGACATTCTGCACAATGGCAAACGCATTGACGTCAAAACCATGCGCAGAACAGTGAAGCCAGCGGCAGATTATGCTTGTCGTGTGACGATTCATGGGCACATGCAGGACTGCGACATTTACGTGTTCGTAAACGTGGTGCATCAAAATGACAAGTTCCAAATGGGGGCCACGTTGTGCGGATGGGCAACAAAGCAGGAGGTTCTGCAATGGACAAGAGTGTGCAAGGATCAACCATGGCCCGAATGCCCAAGCAAAACCGAGCGCAGCGACGCTTTTAAAAGCACCTACGCAAACCTGAGACCGATGCACACGCTATGAAGCGCAAGTACATAAACATACCAATTGAGATATGGCACCTGAGCGAGCTGCACCCCAACGAGCGGGTGTTGCTTGCTGAGGTCGCCAGCTTTAAAGAGTGCTTTGCAGGTAACGATCACTTTGCGAAGCTGCTAAACGTATCCGAGGCGACTGCACGCGGCTACATCTACAACCTTGTCAAGCGTGGATATCTGATCCGAGAAGGCAGCAGATATAACCGACGACTGCGTAAATCTGCGCAAACGAATGCGCAGAATAGCGCAAACGAATGCGTAAATCCGCGCAGACGAGTGCGTAAATCCACGCAAACGAGTGCGCAGAATTCAGCACATACTAATACATATACTAATACACCTACTATTACATCTACTAAAAGCACGCCTGCGCGTGCGGGTGTGGTGTTGCCATATGAAACCGAAAAATTTCGAGAAGCATGGACCGAGTGGCTGGAGTACAAGCGCACGGATCACCGCTTCAAATACAAAACCGCCCAAACCGAACAGAGGGCACTGATGACACTAGCAAATGAACACACTACAGAAAGTCGAGCAATCGAAGCAATTCATACAGCAATTGCAAACGGATGGAAAGGCATCGTATTTGGTGCATCCAAGAGCAGGCGAACTAGAACCAGCGGAAAGGCAGCGCTTGAAGGAGGCGAGCTTAGCGATCAGCTTAGAGAGCTTGCGAAAACAGGAAATATCACAGGTGACAATCGAAACCGCCTTTAAAGGCACCAACGTCCGCACAGCGCTCAAGCTGGACGAGCAGGCGAGCCGTGCGGCGCTGATTGCGATGCTTGCGAAGTGCGTGCGATTTGTAGATGCAAACAAGACGTTGACCGAGGGCGACGAGTACAAGATGGTGCTGGACGAGCTGGTCAAGGGCTTTCCGACGTTTACAATGGAGGACTGGCGGCTGTGCCTGTACATGATGGCTAAGGAGACCTTTGGCGGCTACTATGAACGCCTGAAGCTCGCGCAGTTCGTCGAGTGCTTTACCAAGTACGAGCAACTGAAGCAACCAGTCATTACCAAAATACGGCAGGACGAAGCTGCCGACTTCGAACGCATGCAGACAGAGGCCTTGCGGCACATAACGCCTGAATATGCCACAGAATTCAACCCGATCGCGGCGCGCGTAACACCACAGGACTGGTTTAAAGGCGAAAACCGCCTGACGTACACTGAGCGGTTGGAGATGGAGAAACGAGCAAAGCAGAAACAATGAAGACAGTGACAAGTATAAGCGGCGGGCAAAGCAGCGCATACATAGCCGCAAATTACCCAAGCGATTACCTCGTGTTCGCCTTAGTCACAACAGAGGACCAAAACTGTTTACATCCTGATGCATACCTGCGCAAGTTGGCAAGCGACAAGATTGGCTGCGAGTTTGTTGGCACGCTTGAAGACGACATAATCATTGAGACGATGCTAGAACTTGAGCAATGGTTACAGCAGGAAATAACGTGGGTTGCAGGCAAGCCATTTGAACAGGTTTTGCGAAAAAACGGATTGCCCAATATGATGTGGAGATACTGCACGGAGCTGCTAAAAATAAAACCGCTTTTTAAGTGGTGGAAAGACACTATCGGAGAACCCGTAGAGATGCAAATTGGATTTAGAGCAGGCGAAGAGCGCAGGGCAAAAAATATGATTGACAAATGCGTGGACGGATTGCGGCAGTATAACAAAGTAGGTTGGCAGAAGCCTGTTTTTCCGTTAATTGATAACGGAATAAAGCGCGATATAATTGTAAAATATTGGGATGATATACCCATACCGTTTGCGAAGCAGAACAATTGTGTTGGTTGTTTTCATCGGAATCCTTTGGTATTACGCAAGAAATTTGACGAACATCCAAACAAAATGCAGTGGTTTAAAGAACAGGAAATAAAACGCGGCGCACGCTGGAAAAGCGAAATATCTTACAGCGACATAGAGAAACACAAACCACAGGCAGAAATTGACTTTGATCAATGGGGCTGCGATTCAGGATATTGCGGATTATGACAGATTTAGAACGCTTTTGGCACGACCTCATGGACGGTCGGCGCTACATCATAAACGAAGTGTATGGTAACGAGGCTATGCTGAGATACAGGCCGCACCCCAAAGAAAAGGAGTACTTTCTGTCAAACAACGGCCGCGTGCCGCACAGCATAGAAGTCACAGAGCACACGCGCAGATTCTACGACATGTGTGAGCAGATGTATCAACACAAGCGGCTCGCATACGAGGACCGCATTACCAAGAACAAGGTGAAAGCACACAATTTCCCTGAGTACAAGAAAGGCAAGGCAGAGCGTGCAGCGCTAGCGGCAAAGATTCGCGGCGTAATATTGGACCATGCCAAAGAGGAGCAACAAGACGGACAGCAAGGCCAGCAAGCAGCTGCGCAAGAAACCGCGAGCCAAGAAACCACTGACACACGGACAACTCAAGAAGAAGGTCGATGAATGGTTTAGCAAGTACATCAGATACAGAGCAGCAGACAGGGCTGGTACCGCCGAGTGCTACACCTGCGGAAAGCGTCACCATGTTAGGCATCTCCAAGCGGGACATTTTGCATCTAGGCGGTATATGGCCACCCGTTGGCACGACCCCAAGGACGGACACGGCAACGTGCAATGTCAGTGCGTTGCCTGCAATTTGTACGACCAAGGGCGTCAGTGGGCTTTCGGTCGACGACTTGACCAAGCTGTCAAAGGACGAGCTGAGGAGATTATGCATGATACAGAACAGGCTAGACCGTATGGAGTGGCAGAGCTGCGACAGCTTGCCGACCATTATAAATCCGAATGCGCGCGATTCGTTTTGGAGAAACCTGCCATCAATGAGCGCCGAGATAAGGCAGCGGTATATAACAGAGCTGAGAGGCGAAAGGCGGAGGATACTGCTGGCTGACCACACATCACAATACAATGCACGCATCCGCCGAGTCAACGCTAAACTGTACGCGCTGACGGGGCTAATTATATACGCCTATGCCGACGATACCGCGTAAGCAGACACCTGACCCACGCAAGAAGAAGCAGCAACGCGATCGCCCACAAGACAAGCGCTACTGGTCAGGGGCATGGCGACGTGCGCGGCTGGCTTACATCAAGAAGCATCCGACGTGTGTGGTGTGCGACAGGCTGGCTAAGGTCGTCGACCACATCCAGCCCGTCAGGCTGGGCGGTGAGTTTTGGGACAGCAGCAACTGGCAGAGCATGTGTGAATCGTGTCACAATGCTAAGAGCGGCCGCGAAGCCCACGAGGGATAGGGGTATGCAAAAACCATAGGCAAAAGTTGCAGCATCGCCGTAGTATCCCTCTCTTCCT